CTTCTTCGCCTTCTTCGGGTTCGTAAGCCATCTTTGCTTGAATCAACAAATTAATTGCCTGATCTATAGCAACGATCATTTCGCCGTTTCGTTTACTCTGCTCATCTGCTGTAGCGATATTCAATGCCGTCATTTGATCTACTGCTTCTTGATGCGTAGCGTGGCAGCCACCATCAATAGGAATAGTTGAACCAACTTTCACTACTGCGTGTCCGTCACAGTTTTCTGCGTTCATAATTACTTCATATGGCATAACTAATCCACATCTGGGGTCAAAATACGCAAGTCGGCTGTTCCAACTTGAGCAGTAACTATCCCATACATTTTTTGTTTAATCGGTAAAAAGAATTCGTGTGGTGCGCTATGTTTTTCAAGAGGCATTCCAGTTGAAGTAGTAACTGTGCTGTCACCGACATATATGGTTGCGCTGTTTACTATCTGCAAATATATGTAACGGTTCTGGTCATCTTCATTAACTATCAAAGTTGGTGTAGTACTTGTGTTGTTTTCATAACTACTTTTCTGGCGGTATCGCATCGTTGCCGATGACAGGTGTTGATGAAGGTGCTACAAACTCGTTTCCACCATCATAAGGTTCACGATTTTCTATTTCTCGTGCCTCATTCGGTGTCAAAGTGCCTGAAAGAATCTGAATTTGTTGTGCTTTAACACGAGTCATCAAGTCGGCTCGCAAGAACTCTGAAGCATTGAAGCGAACTTGTTGATTGATCGGCAACATTTCGCTGAACGCTGTTTCAAGACGGCGAACCCAACCAAGAAGCGTATATTGATAGAAAGCCGAGCCAACTGCTTCAAGATTCTGATAAGTCTGGCTGTCTCCGCCCGTTCCGATGATTAAATGAAGTGGAATACGATAAACACGAGCAATATCTCGAATGATTGACTCTTTGTGTTCAAGCATTTGCATATCTGCTGCGCTTGTTGTGATTGGTCGCCACTTTAATCCGCCTTGAAGCACGGCAGGTTTGCGATGTTTGTAGTGTGATTCTTCCCACGAATCACGAATTTGTCGTGCCTGATCTGGGGTTAATGCGCCATCTGTTTCAAGAACTGATGACGGTGTTGCGCCCTCGCCGTAGAATTGTGCTAAAAATCTGTCCATCGCTATACCCATACCAACTGTGTTTCGCATTGTTTCAATCGGGCTAACGCCTCGCAACTGATTTGGCAAGATCAACCAGTGAATTGAGCGAATATCTTTGCTTGAATATTCTTGTTTGTTCATTTCATAAATCATTTCACCCGTATCGCTTAACGCAATTCTGCTGATTGCTTTCGGGTGAATGTTTCGCATCTCTAAAGGCAAACCGTTTGCACCTTGAGGCGCATAAATGTAAGCGTTGCCGTGCAAGGCAAGAGTCGCCATAGTTTGATGAACAAACTCAAACATATTTTGTCTATCGTTCGGGCGTTGCAAAACTGAAGGCGTAGGAAGTTTCTCAATACGACCTGCACGAGTGCGAGTAAGTTCAAGAGGCATAGCGGCAATCGAATCAGCCAGAATAGTTACAGCAGAAATAACTGCACTGTGCGCCAACGCTGTCAGTTCGGTAACAATTTCACCCGTATAGTTCGGGTAATATGGTCGTGCCGTGATCTGATACGGGTCAATAGAAGTCGGCAAGGCTCGCTGTTCAGACTTGCGAAACAAACTCATACTGCTAGACCTCCAGCAACAATCAAAAGAACTCCAGCAACAATAACACTAATCGGCACACTAAACGCCGAAACACCCAACACGACTAAAACGCCACCAACTATTTCCATCGCTGTAGTTATATTTTGTTTGTTAATCATTTCCAAATATCCAATACTGACGGTTCAATAACTGCTGTTGCTCTAGTTGTCGCACGATCTAACGCCATAACCATAGCAATACAAGCATCAATCTTACGGCGAGATTTGCCTTTGCTTAAACGCCAGCCTGTATCGGTCATTCTTTGGGCTGCCGATAACACTTGATCTGTGAAAGTTGGCGAGCCATCGTGCGCCACTTTCTTGTTCACGATCATTTCGTAGGCGTTACCGCAGGCTGGAATCATTCGTGCTGCTGACTGCCCGAACTCCACCATCGGTATCCCGTCATCGCTCAATGCTTCTGCGCTTCTCTGAAAATAGGCAGGGTCAAAAGCGAACTCTTGCACTCGATAAGTGCTATGAATTTCACGCAAATAAACTTCAACTTCAGATACATCTACACCTTCAAGAGAAGGCTGCCAAATCTTAGATCGAATAACAGTGCAATCATCTTGAGGTTGAGCAATAACAACAGCGATACTGTCGTGCTTCAAAGCCATATCAATACCGACCCATACAGGCAAATCGAAATCTAATTGCTTATCGGATACACATTGTTCCCAAGCCCCAACAGGCAACCATGATTCTTGAGAACGAACCCATTGATTCAAACGCCATCGGCGCATACCCATTTCAGAAGTCTGTTTCACTGCTACCGCTAAATCATCAGGGTCAAGTAAGCCTTCGGCAAGATTCGGGTTAGCGATACGCCAAGCCTTGCGATCATCTATCGCACAATCTTCTGGTGCTTCCCACCACCAAAAACCAAACGAATCATCATCAACTTCGCCAGCAGCAACCTGCTTGCCGTATTGATATAGCCTGCCTGCAAGCGAATCTAAATCATATCCAGCCGTTGTGATGCTGATTGTTAAAGGTTCTATTCGTGCGCCTGAACCTAAAGTCATCTGATCATAAAGATCGTGATTTGCCTGCCCCCATAATTCATCAAACAATACAAGTGAAGGATTCAATCCAGCCTGCCCTTTGAAATCTGATGACAAAACACGAAACACAGAACCAAAGCGAGGCATTTCAATCGCATCACGATAAATCTTGGACTCAGCATTAAGCAAAGGACTATTCACAATCTGTTGCTTGGCTTCGTTAAAGATAATTCGTGCCTGTTGTCTGTCGTTTGCTACGGCATAAACTTCTGAACCTGCTTCGCCTGCGATCATTCCATAAACACCGACAGCCGACATCATCAAAGATTTTCCTTGCTTGCGAGGCAAACCGATGAGCGCACGGCGATAGCGAAGCCTGCCGTTATCGTCATCACGCTCGAACAAAGAACGCATCAACCATTTCTGCCAAGCAGTAAACCTTAAAGGTTCACCTGAACGAAAACCTTTCAACACATTGAAATAAGTTTCAGCAAAGTTGATTATCTCATCGCCGTCAGTAGAACGGTTTTTGCGCTGCGTATAAAACGCAGGTTTCCATTTATCGGCTGGCTGAACGCTTTTGGGCAATACGCTTGTTGAGGTCGCTGATTTCGTGCTTTGTTGTTTCACCTGTTCCTAACAATCCTCGCTCTGATGGGCTGAAGCCTACCTGCCCTAAAAGTGTAATGATTTGACGATCGATTTCACGAAGCGCACGGCGATCACGCCACGATTCAGGATTCTTAAGAAGTTTCCTCCTCAACTGTTCACGCTCATCAGTCGCTTCACACAAAACCATAACCAATTCGGTATCCATATTTTGTTTCAACCAACCAGCACCAGAAGTCCAAATCTGATTCCATAAACGCAAACCGAACTCAGCAGACAACACCCGATGAGGCGTAGGGATATGGCTCGAACTTAAAGTTGTGATCTGAGCCATCGGCAAAACTTCAGGCAATTTACGCCCAGACGGATTCCCGATACGCATCTTACGCTCAATAGGCTTCCTGTTATGCCCTCCGCTACCCTTGCCACCCATAAATCAATCCTCGTATTCCATTGGATACATATTGTGCCACAAATACTAGGCAGCAACAGCCTTACTGAAACGCACCTGCTTGATATGTTTGCACTCAACTTTTCTGAAACTGTGATGAGGGCAACTACAAGACCAAACAGAATCGACTTGAGATACAACATAATTTATATCGCCTGAACTAGAAGCAACCTCAAACACTTGATCAGGCACAGAAACTGAACGAACAAACCTCTGCCTATCAGTAGGTTCAATCCAATCCATACTCAACGCAGAAGCCACACCGATCTCAGTGCCGTCATCAACCTGAATCGCACCATCAAACAAACCGAATTGCGACAACTTTAAGCCTTGCGCTTTCGCCTTCTGGCGCATCAAAATATTCAACTCTTTACTGCCCGTGATATACCAAAGAAACGCACCCCACTGACTAGGCGTAGCGCACCAAATGTCCACACCGAAAGGCTGACTATTTAGATCGACTGTGCCGTGCGAAGCCTGCTCACCTAAACGCTCAAAATAAATATCAGGCAAAATAATATCACTCAAAGAATCCGCCTGAACAACAATGTCAAGATCACCTACCTGATCTGCTCGCCTACGGAACGAACCGCCAACATCGCAAACCAAACCTTGCTCAGCAAAGAACTGAATCAGATCAGCAGCGACAGGCGCAACCTCAGCGTAAGCCCTACGCAGTTTCATTCGCCCATTATCTTTCTGATTCTGCAACAAATCGCTAACTCAGCATTGAACTTTGTGCGAAACCAAACTTTCTTGCCACAGGAATCCCATTTGTTTTCAACTTGCCAATACTTATCGCCATCTTCTGTAACGATTCGTGTAATCGGAAAATATGACAAATCTTTAGTATCTAAAATCAGTTGATCAATACTTGTATGAACTTTCTTCATCTCTAGTCCTCCTCTTGAACTTTGTTTCTTATTGTGCGTTTTCATCATTGAAGATGAAATACTTTAGGCTGCCACTACCGATGTTATATGTGTTGCCATCAGAGCAGATCATCTTGTATGTAAAGCCACATTTTTGACCATCAAAGTAACACTGAACTTTGCAAACTGAAATTACAGTAACAATAGAATAGTCATTTAGGTCACTTTCGCAGTATAAAAAATTAGGCAAAGAATTTTCACGACCTTTAGTTATACCAACTACATCGCCAGCCTTAATTTGATTTACTGATTTCTTCTCAATAATATTTTTCATCTAGTCCTCCTCTTGAACTATCGATTTAATCGATAACTCAATTATACCTGACCGCCTCAGATATAATTGACTTTATGACTGTCCAAAAAACTAGTTTTGCTGCCAGTTTGTCTGCGGTGG